TCAGTGGTTGGTTGCTGCTGCCTGATGGTGGCTGGCCATCCAGGCGATCACCTCCCGCTCCAGCCAGGCGACAGATCCGGGACCGATCGCGTAGGGGCGCGGGAATCGACCCTCTCGAATCCAGCGATAAATGGTGGTCGTACCCTTGGGCACGCGCTCCTTGACCTGCGGGAGCGTGAGATAGCGATCGTCGGCCGAGATCTCGGCCAGCTGCACAGGCTGGGCGTTCATATTGATTTCCCCTGAAGGTTTACCGCTTGTGTGGGATGCGCGATCTTCCAGGCCTGAAAGGCGCGCGCGTGCGCCGGGCACAAATGTTTTTCGGTAGCTGGCGAAATTGCGCAGCGATCACAGATCGGCGCATCGCAGGTGCCGCTGCGGCGGGCGGGCACCTTCCAATCACAGAGGAACGGCGCCGGCCGGCCGCAGGCGCAGCGCTTGCGACGGCCGTTCGAGCAGATGATCGCAGCCCCTCCGGACGGCATCGGCACCACTTCACAGGGCATGAACGCCCTCCACCGCTGCCGATTTCCAAGTGGGATGAAAAGGCAGAACATCCCGCATGCTATCGAGCAGGATAAGGAGAGGGAGAAGCCTCACTGAACTGCGCTCCCGGCACGAAAGCGCCCTTCCTGCAGCTGCTGCATGGCAAGTTGCGTGCGCAGCTGCAGGTCGGTCATGGCGGTTGCCCAGACGCGTTGAGGATCCGCGAGCGGGAAGCGATCACCCAGGAGGATCGTCGCCTTAGCAACCATGACCGCGCATAGCTGGAAGCTGAGCGACAGCGCGTCATGATGCCGTTCATCCCCCTGATCGGCGACCTGCATCGCGCGGTCGAACGCCTCACGCATCAGGGCGTCAATTTGCGGCCCGATCTCCTCCCCGATCCGCATGATCTCTTCCGCCATTTCGCGGTGCAGATAATCCGTGGTCATTCCGCCGCCTCCCGCATCTCAGCCGATGCCGGCGCCGGCGGACGATCGAAGCGCATCAGCGGGTGGACCCAGTCCTTCGCCTTGCGCAGGGCGCGCGTGACCGGAGCGGTCAATTCGCCGGCCTTGAGCTTGCCCCATGTACCGAACGCCATCTTGTCGACATGCGGTTGCGCGAGCGCCAGGCGCTGCGCCTTGGGCAGCAAGTCGACCAGTTCCTCCGTTGGCTCGACATAGGCGCGAATGTCCGCGTCCTTCAGGCCCGTCCGATCGGCCAGCAGATCATGCACGGGGATCTGATAGCCTGGCGCACCCAGACTCCGCTCCAGCAGGAGCCCGGCAAGCACGGCGCCGGCCTTCAGCTTCCACCCTTCACTTTCCGCCATGAACGCGCGGAATGCGTCGACCAGGTCCCCGCTCATGCTGGGATGGCCATGCAGATCCGACAATTCCTTGCGCCAGCGCATGCCGGCGATCGAGCGTTCCACATGGGGCAACACCGCCGCTGAATGCTCGATCGAGGGCTCATATCCGGTGGAAAGACGCCGGGCGCCGATCTCGAACCCATAGCCGCCGGCCAGTTCGAACCGCAGCAGGCTCCATATCGCATAATCTCGGCCGACGGCATCATCAGCCTCTGCGGCGTCGAGAAGGACGCTGCGCAGCACCTCGCGCCGCAGGCTGCGCATGATCTGGAGGGCATCCGCCGTAAGGCCATGCTCTTCCCGGATCGCCGTGTCCGCTTTCTGCCGTTCACCATAGCCGTAGCTCTGGTCGATCGCGCGACCGCCCGGCGCCGGCTTTGGCATCATCTCGCGCATGGCCGCGGCGGCCTCCGGCTTGGCGATGGGGCCGGCCGACACCGGCCTGGTCGCTTCGGCCGGCTTTTCCGCCGCGCGTTTCGCCTTGCGGCTGGCCCACCAGAAACGCGTTTCCAGGCTGCCATCCTGATCGATATCGAGCGTTGCCATGACGTCGCCCGCCGGCAAAACCAGGAGACGGCGGGTATCGATCGCCGCCAGTTCCGCCTGAAGCGGATCATAGTCGATATCGATCGTCGCGATCGCATTATCCTTCGCCGCCTGGTCCAGTGCGGGATCGGCGAGCAGGAGCTCCGCGCGCTTCTCCAGTTCGATCATCTCGTTCTGGATATGCTCGGCCCGATCAGCATCGTCGGGATGTGCCGCCGCAGGTCCGGCAACGATCTCCAGATCGCGGGCGGGGCCGCCAAAATTGGCGTCACGAGGCGGATGTGCCTCAAACCGCAAATCCCGGCCGGGGCTATGGTTCGCCACCTGCAGGCGAAGCAAATCCTTTTGCCTGGTCAACTTCGCGTCGGCCAGCTGCAGGAGCAGCGCCTCATCGCGGACGCAACCACGCTCTTCCGCCTGATCGGCAAACAGGTCGAGCTCATATCGCCCGCCGGCATCCACATAGGCCTTTTCGCCAACGAAGCGCAGATATTTGGCCTGCTCGCTATCGCCCACCTTCAACAGCTTGCGAATGATGCCAGGCGCATGGGGTTGATCGCGATCGCCGCGCTGCATGAAGATGTCGAAGGCGCGCAGCTGCATCTGGTGATCGCTGGTCGCACCGAATGCCATTGCGTGCCTGGTCCCGATCTGGCCGGCTTCCAGCGCTGCAAAAATGGTCGGCTCCAGATTGCCCAGCCGGTTCCACTGGCGGATGACCTCAATGGTCTGGCCGTTGGTGTCGGCGATATCCTGAAAGCTGCGCCCCTTGGCATGCGCGATCGCGACGGCTGCATATTTCTCATAGTCACGCAGATCCCGACGAACGATATTTTCGGCGAGGCTGAGCTCGCGCAATTCGCCTTCGTCGGTGATGTCGCGGACGATGACATCGATGGGATGATCTGCCGGCAGCTTGCCCTGGGTAATGAGCATGCTGAAGGCGCGATAGCGGCGGCCGCCGGCGAGCGCCCCCCATTGCTTTTTCTTGCCCTTGGTCCCGGGCATGGGATGGACGACGAGGGGATAGAGTTGGCCGCGGTTGAGGAGCGATTCCGCCATCCCCGCGATCGCATTGGCGTCCGCTTCATTGGTGCGGACGTTATAGGGCGAAACACATAGCTCGCCGATCGTCATTGTCGTAAAGGGCATGGGACTTCTCCTGGATAGATTCTCCTTGGTGGGGAGGTTTTGACGGGAAAGTTTCCCCGCGCCGGGACAGGGCATTCGCCCGGCGCGGGGTCGCATCGCCTGCCGGCGAATGGGGGGAGTGGCAGGCGAGCGATCGGGGTGGGACGCGATCAACGTCGGCTCCGGGCAGGTGACCAGAGCCAGCTGGCGTCCATCGTTCGGATATTCGGCGTCAAGCGCATGGCATGCCGCGCAGCTGCAGAGGGCGGCAGTCTTCACGGCCACATCTCCTCATCGGAAGAGCGGCAATGGTCCGGCAGCCCCGTGCAGGCACAGGTGGCCGCAAGCAGGCATGCCCCGGCATCGTTATGATAGCCTTCATGGTGGCCGCAGGGGCATTGCCTGGGGCCACGCGGATAGCACCAGGACGGCACATAGGGCGCATCATCGGCAGGGCCGGTATGGCTGGACGAGACCGGTCCGGGGCTCATATCGTGCTCTCCGCCACATAGACCCGGTTGTTGGACACAGGATCGACGCCGATGCAGCGAAGGGCGAGCGTGCTACCATCCGCGCGCAGCAGCGCGGTGCCTTCATTGCTGTCGAGCAAGACATTATGTCCGCCCCTAGCCAGGGAGAGCAGCCATTGCCGCATCGGCGCCCTTTTCCAGGATGAAGGATAGGCGCAGTGCGCCAGCAGTGTGCCGGCGCAATTCAAATCTATCACGACGCCGCATCGGTCGGGCCGCATCGCGGCGGGAAGCGCCAGCGCCGGCGATTGCTGTGTCGCCAGCCACAGACATTGGAATGTCGCGCAGACCTCCGGCCGATTGGCATAGATGGCACAGCCTCGATCGGTGCAATGTTCGCACTTGCTGTGCGCCGGCTTGACCTTGTTCGCCATGGTGACCTTCATCACCGAACAGCAAAGGGTACAGGACCCGCAGGAAGGCGCCGGCGACCGCTTCACAGCAGGCAAGCCTCGATCAGGGGCCACATGCCTCCGATGCCGGCGAGCAGCAAGGTGGCGGCAAAAATGAGCCAGAAGCTCCAGTTGCTGTCGGTACGCGGCTCGTTCATGGGTGCGGCTCCATCTGCCGCTCGATCGACGTCAGCATGTCGATGATGCCACGCAGGCCGCGCCGGCTGATGGCGAAGGCGATCGCCTCGTCCGTGGGCGCGAAGGGGTTGCCGCCCCAGATGGTGACGAGCGCCTTGTCCAGTTCAGGGATGGGCGCCCAGCCGATGGCCGCCCCCTCGCCCACATGCATCCACATGAACATGCCGGCACGAAAGCCGTGCGGGATCCAGGCATAGCCCTCTTCGTCCAGCAGGATCGGGATGGCGAAGGGATCGAGCGGCGCACTGTCGATCGGCGGCAGAATTTCGGACGCTGCGCCCATCATTCCATCCCCAGCGCAGCGAGATAGGTCTGCAGGACGGCCTCCTGCTCCTGCCGATCATGCGGCTGCATCTTACGCAGGCGGATGATCTGGCGCATGATCCTGGCATCGTAGCCGGTCGCTTTGGCCTCCAGATAGACGTCCTTGATGTCGTCGCCGACGCCCTTCTTCTCTTCCTCGAGGCGCTCGATGCGCTCGATCAGAAGGCGCAGTTGGTCGGCAGCGATATTGCCCTCGCTCATCCTTGCGTCCTTTCGATAATCGCCCGCAGCTGCTGCGGAACGGAGGCGATGATGTTTTCGCGGGTTTCGGGCTCGAGCGTGGTCAGCGCGGATGCCAGCCCATCGATGTGCGCCTGGGCGATGCCGAGCAGCATGCCGAGCGGACTGATTTGCGGATCATTGGCGAAGGGCAGCATGATCGTGCTGCCGGCCATTATGAAGCCGGACGACATTGCCTGGCTGACGCGCTCGATGGACTGCACATCCTGACGGGAAAGGGACATGGTCACCGCGACGTCATCCAGTCGATGATGGAGGGACCAAATTTGCTGGCGGTCAGGATGCCCCCGACCCAGAGCCCGGCGATCAGCCCCTTGCGCGCGGCATCGACGTCACGCGGGTCGGCGACCGGTTGCTGATAGAGCGGATGGCGGCGAGGCGCGTCGCAACGGCCGCATTCGCAGCCCATGGGATGGATGGTTTCAGGCCGCACGGGCGGTCTCCTCTTTCGCGGTGGGCGCGCAGCCGCTGCAGAGATCGGCACTGACCCAGGCGCAGGCCCGGTGGGTCTGTTCGTCCAGGCAGGGATCGGCGTCGCTGCAGGCACAGATTGCGCAAATGCGCGGGGTGACGCCGATATCGGCGCCGTAGCTGCGCAGATCGATCAGCCGCAGCAGCACACGCCGATCGAAGCGGAAAGCGGACGCCAGTGCGCGCACGACATCGGGGCTGATGGCGGCGACGTCGCTTTCGATCCGCCCGATCCAGGCAGAGCGATCGAAGGCGCCCAGATGCGGGGCGGTATGGACCAGGCCGGCGACATCGTCGACCGACAGGCCCGCCGCCTGGCGGCGAAGTTTGAGATAGGTGCCCGGCGTCATCATGCCGCCGTCCGATCCCCGAGCAGCGGACCAGCCATGACGTCGGTCAGTTCGCCGATCGCTGCGCGGAGGTGGGCACGGGCGCGCTCGATTGCCGCACAGCGGGCACCAGGACAGATGTTCAGGCGTACGCCGATCAGGTCGCTGTCCATATCGTGCAGCGCGGCGCGAAACTCGGACAGCAGCAGACGATCAGTCTTCATGGCGATACTCCGGGCAACAGGAATGCCTTCCCGAAAGCGCGCTTTCGCGCCGGGCCGGCCGGGCATTTGGTGGCTGTTCGTTTCGGTGGGGGCCGCTGGTCGCGCCTTACGGCGGCGCCACCAGGCGCGGCGGCGTCTGCCGCTCCAGATTGAGGAGCGCGGCTTTCATAGCCTCGATCGCTTCGATGATTTCGCGCTGCGCATCGCGCCGATCGGCGTCGGTGGCGTCGGGCAAGGCGGCCTCCAGCAGGGCGGCCTTGGCCTGGCCCACTTCGCGCACGACATCGACCGCGTGGCGCAGGATGTCGAAGGCGTCGGCAAAACGCTCTTCCTCGTCGACACCGAGCAGATAGCCATAAGCGTCATAGATGGGGCGACCGGCGCCGCCGGCGCGGCGATATTCGATGTCCAGCGCGATGGCGGCGCGCATCGGTATGTCCCGCGCCTCCCCCTCATCCGAGGCGACATCGAACGCCCCCCATTTCTGGACCGTGCGTTTCTGATAGCCGGTCAGCGCGGCCATTCTTTCCCAATCGCCGGGCAGCTGACCGGCGATGCGCGCCAGTGCGGCGTCCAGGGACAAGGGTGGACGTGACAGAGTCATGATTTGCCGGCTCCCCGCAAAGGTGCGACCCGAAGGCAGGGGATGGACCGCGCGCCATCGACCAGATTGGCTGCTGCAGATCCGGAGCGACCGGCGCGCCCCATCGGAAGGAGAAGAGCCGCCGCCGGGCGGTTATTCAGATCAGTGCCGGCGGCGGCAGGTTGCCCGGCGAAGTCGGGTCGACGTCGGGAGCCGGGGGTAAGGAAGCGGGCAAAAGCGTGTGGCGAACGCCCGAGACGGGGCGGTGCAGCCGCGATAGCGCCGGGATATGAACGGCGCGCGCGCAGGAAAATGGGGCCTTCTGGGGCCGGGCTGGACGCCCGGCCCCTTCCGGCTATCGTGTGAAATGTCACAACCACACGAAGGACCAAGAGCATGGAAGAAGAGCTGGAGAAGCTGCGCGCGCAGATCGCGGAGGTCTCGCGCGATATCGCCGATATCAACCTCGAACTGGCCGCAAGCAAAGCCTTTGAGGAACATGTCGTCATGCCGATGCTCCTTCGTCTGTCTGGCTTTGGCCACCAAAAGCAGGTGGACGATTTTCTGGCCGGGCTTCTCGTGCATCTTGGCGATCTGGGTGAGGGGAAGGTTGCGGATCGGCAGCGTCGTCGCGTGGCATATTGGCGCGAACAGGCGAAGAAGAAGCCTGAGTGGCTTGCCTTTGCTCCTGGCGGCTTTGCAGAGGAGGACGAGGCTTAGGATTGATCCGGCGCAGCTGGGCCTCGGCAAAATCGATCTGCGCCTCGATCAATCGCTCAAACTGGAAGTCAACGCGATCGAGCAGCGCTTCGGACTTCTTTCCATCGATCTTGGCAAAGATTTCAGCGGCACGGCGAGCCTCCCTAAGCGATCGGTAATAGTCGAGCCGGACCTGTGCCGTATTCGGGCTGAATGCGGATGAGTCGGGTTCACCATATTCGCTCATGGCCGCACCCCTTCAATATGATCGTCGCCATGTATCGAGCCGTGCTCGCGCGGGTAGATATCCGGGCGCAGATCGTGGCGCGAAATGCCGGTGGCGTGTTCCACGGCGAGGACGTGTTCGGCGGGCAGAAGCTTATTGCGCAGCACCCATTTGGATACGGACTGCTGACTCACACCACAAAGTCTGGCGAGCGCCGACTGCGACCCCAATGCCTCTGCAATGCGAGGCGCAGTAACAACTATGGGTGATTCTTGATTCATACAGAGTTGTTACAACCTAGGTTGAGGACCAGTCAAGAGCACAAATTCAATTTCGTGCTACAACCACGGGTGTAAAATCGCGTGATGATTTATTCTGACCGCCTGCGAGACGTGATGGGAGAGCGCCAGATTTCCCAAGCAGAACTGGCGCGACGCGTGGGCGTCTCTCAACAGACGATTGCCAAGTTATTCCAAGGTGCCAGTAGCGGCTCGCGCTATCTGCATCGCATTGCGCGCGAGCTGGGGACGACGCCAGCCTACCTAGAGGGGGAGGTCGATGATCCAAATGAGGACGCGCCCGTTCCACCTGCTGCGGATTCTGAATCTCGGGAAATGATGGAGCATTTCGGTCACCTCGCTCCGGCCGATCGCCGCGCCCTGCTGCAGATAGCCCGGTCGATGGCGGGAGGTGGCACGCCGTCAGACACGGTGCATGCCCCCTCGCGGGGTTATCGGGGGGAAGAAAAAAATCCCGGTCTCGGGGGAGATCAGGGCTGAGGGTGCATTTTCGGTAACACACAGAGGGGGGAATTATGGCATTCGTAATTATTTGGCTAATCTGCGGCGGCATTGCTGCAATGATTGCATCAAGCAAGGGCGGCAATGTTGGGGTCGCATTCATATTGGGGGTGCTGCTGGGCCCGTTCGGCATCATCGCCGCCTTCTTCCTGGGCAATGAGCAAAAGGCAGACGCCGCCAAAATCGCCTCCGGCGATAGCAAGAAATGTCCCCGCTGCGCTGAACTGGTGAAGCCTGACGCCTTGGTATGCAAACATTGCGGGAATGAATTTCCGGCCGCCTCCTAATGCCGGAGACGCCGAACGAAGGCATTGATCCCGACGAAACGGACAAACGAGGCCCAGGGATCGATCCGACTGGATCAGCTACATCGCAAGGGTGACCCATGCCGAGAGAAGCACATTATTGCACATCGTGCGGGGCCAAGATCGGAACCGATGACCGATTTTGCGCAATGTGCGGCGTTACTATTGGCGTTTCGACGCCACCAGACGCGGCAGATCACGCAGCATCGGCGCCGCTCCCAGCGGACACACATCTAGGCAGACAGGTTGGCTTAGCTGTCGCAACGCTTCTGGGCCTCATACTCATTGCCATGCTCCTGGATAAATTAAACAGCAAAGTTCCTGCATCTGCGCCGTCGTCGACCTCGCCGTCGACCGCTCTCGAGGCAGCCGATAATGCCGCGCAGGCGGCCGGTAATGCGATGAACGCGGCGATGGCGGCAGCCGACGCCGCTAGCAATGATCCTAAGGAAAGCTGGAGCTACTCGACCTTCAAGGACGAAATGACAGACAAAGAGACCATCGTCGCATCGCTAACGAGCAACAACAGTATTCAGCAAAGCTTTCCATACGATGGAGGTACGACGTTGCGGATGAACGTCCGCAGGCATCCCCGCCATGGCACGGATGTGTATTTCGTCCTGAGCAGTGGCCAGCTACTTTGCAATAGCTATGACGGCTGCTCAGCTACTGTGCGCTTTGATGACGGCGCCGCCCGAAAAATTCCATGTCCGGTTCATCGGATAATTCCAGTGATACTGTGTTCGTCAACGACGCAGCCAGCTTCATTTCAAAACTAAAGGCATCCAAGAAATTCGTCATCTCACTAGAGATATATCAATCGGGCGCACCGAATTTTACGTTCGATAGCGCCGGATTAAGTTGGGGAGAAAAAAGGTGAGCAGATCGGGGGATCATGCTGTTGAAAACGGGGATCTGGCGGACATCATCAACGGAAGAGATGATCGCGCCGACAGAAATGACGGGGGAATAGCAGCCAGGCAAAAGGCGGACGTGGCAGAGCACTCCACCAAGCCCCAGCGGAAAATCCTGTCCATCAAAACGGCCCGCCAATGAGGCGGCAAGAGATCATCAGCGACGGCATGGCCGTGGCTGCACTGATCCCGATCATGCTGGTCGTGGTGGTAAAGCTACTATGAACGGCCGCCGCACTATTGCCGATATCGGCCCCTGCCTTCCCTGTCGCGGGAGGCAAGGCGAGGATGGATAGGCAATTGCGGCTGACCGAAGAAGACCTGCTTGCGCTTAACCGCGTCAAGCGCGGCCTGACTATCGCGCCCCGATTACGTGCGGACCTGATCAACAAGAATCTGATCCGCACCTTGCTGGGCGGCGACATCCTTACCGCGCAGGGCGAGGCCATCCTTGCGCGGTCACGCTATTTCGAGCGTTGAAGGCCGGCACCAGTCCGGCCGGGTGGAACCAGTTCAACAGGAGGATGATCGCGATGGATGACTTCCGACAGAAGGTAACCGATGCGGCGCTGGAGGAATTGCGCCGGCAGCTGGGCGACGAAAGCGTGAGCAGTCACGGCACCTCCGTCGAGATCGACGGGAGTTTTCGCATGGTCCGGGTGATCGACGCGATCATTCGCGCGGCCGTCAACGATCATGCTGCCATCGTCGAAGAGGTCGCCCGAACATTGGGCGGCAAAAACTGGGAGGATCGGACGGATGATGCCGCCGACGCCATTTCAGCCGTGCGCGGACGGATCCTGGCGATGCTGGATCCGCTGCCATGATAGCAAACAGCGCATGTGCCTAACCAGACAAGTCTGATGAAATTCATCGACTAGTTGTGTGTAGCCATGCACTATCCAAGCCCGTGGAGGCTCATCATGCGACTAATTTGCTCTACTGCTTATCGCTCAATCCAACCGAGTGAGCCATTCGACCTTCCTGACTTTACCGTCATAATCGGCCCTAATGGCGCCGGAAAAAGCCATTTCCTCCAAGCGATCGCGAACAGTTACATATCTGTGGATGAAAAAGCCGGCCAAGCGGGGCGTGCGGATCACAGCATCATATTACTGGACTGGGCAAAGATAGCCATAGAGGGGGCTTCGGACAGATCCCAATGGAGCGCGAAAGCCGCCCATCATTTTCCACGGGACGAGGAGAGTTTTCGGCAGGCCCGAACTCAAAAGCTCCGAAACGCCAGGCAACGTCTTGAGTTAACGTTGGAGCTGGACGCCAAGAAACTGTCCGAGAAGTGGGACGACTGGCACAAAGGACCGGAAGCATTCCTAGAAGCTTTCGGCGCGCAGGAACACGAGGCAGCGATAAAGGAGGCCTTCCGGGAGGCAGAAAACAGCCTCCAGTCAACCGCTGGTCGATATGATCAACCATCAACACAGTTCAGCGCCGGCCTGGTTGCCACAGCGAATGCGATGAACACGTCGATTTTCAACGTCAGCCACGAAGATTTCCTTGTCTATCTTGATGGGGTGGATGTGAACGCGCTCGAAATGAACTTCGCGGAGGTTTTACATCGATACGATCAAGCGGAACTCGAAAATGATCTCAAGCGGGTACGGCATAAGCGGCGGCCTGACGAGAAACCGCTGACAGAAAATGCATTCGTAAAGAAGCATGGATCGCATCCAGCTGATGAGCTTTCCGAGCTCCTTCAACAGTTCAACTTGCCCTATCGCGTCCACAAGGAAGATGTCGCATCCCTCGTCAGTTCACAAAAATTGTCGTTCAAGTTGGAGCATATCAGCACGGGCGCAATCGTCGCCGCCAACTCTCTATCCTCCGGTGAAACAACAATCCTCCGATTCCTATTAGCCTTCTTCGAAGGCGACCCGCGCGCACTTAGGAAAAAGGATCCTCGCATATTGCTTCTCGATGAAGTTGACGCCTCCCTACACCCCCCTATGGTGCAAACATGGCTGGAAGCGATCCATCGAGAGTTCGTGCTGAAGCGCGGAATAAAATGCATCATCGCCACGCACACCCCTACCACCGTTGCCGTTGCTCCGGGCGACTGCATCTATGAAAAACTGGGAGGTGTTACCGCACCTCAAAAAATCGACCGCCAGACGGCCATAAGAAAACTGACTTTCGGCATTCCGACGCTATCCATCAACGTCAATGCCAATCGGCAGGTTTTCACCGAAAGCGACGTCGATACAATGGTCCTCAATGAACTACACAGTGTGCTGGCCGATGACCTTGACTTGCCCCGGAACCTCGTTTTTTCCAGTTGCGGCTTGAAGATCAAACCTTCGACCGAGGACGTCAAGACTGGCGAAACAGATATCAACACTGGTTGCGCGATCGTCAGAAAGATCGTCAGCGCCGTGCATGGTGTCACCGAGGGGAATGTTTACGGTGTCATCGATTGGGACTTGAAAGCAAAAGACCAAGGCCCTGTATTCGTGCTGGCCCAGGGCACGCATTATGCGCTGGAAAACGTAATTCTTGATCCGCTCCTACTTGCCTTCCTCGCGATCTATGAGCGCAAATTCCCGACCCCTCATCCCAGAATCACGCAGGTCAAAGAATGCCCTGACTCGGAACTACAACAGTTGGCTGACGTCATTGCATATGACACACTCGGCTTCGACAAGGCCGGCGACACTACCCAGGTTCTCTACCGCAACGGGCGTAGCATCAAAGTGCCGACAGCAATGGCGCGACATCCCGCTCACCCGTTAGAAGAGCACGTGGTCGCAAAGCTTGAATGGCTGAAAGCAAACAGACTGGTCGAAGGTCCGAAATTCCAGGTGGTGAAACGCGTCATCTTCGCCCTTCCCGAGTTCTGCCCGATGTCCATCGTCGAACTTTTCAAGCAGATCGCGACAGATGGTGATATACAGCCTGGTGCCTCAGCCCAGCATTGACACCAATTGAGCAGGCCGACTTACTGGATTTTCAAGCGTATTCTCCATACATTCCCGCAAGCAGGGAGGCGTGGAGCATGGAGATCAAGGCGGTCCGCCTGGCGCCGGACATGCCGAGCCGGAAAGATCAGGTCTATCGGTTCCTTTGCGACTATCATGATCGCTACCATTCCGGCCCGTCGCTCTCCGCGATCGCAGCCGCGTGCCACACCAACAAGGCCCGCGTGCAGGACGCAATCCGTAAGCTGGAGCGTGAGAAACTGGTGCAGCGCACGCCCGGCAAAAAGGGCGGGACCATCCCCTCGCGCCATCATGCGGACATGGTGCTGCGAGAACTGGAAGCGCGCGGCTATATCATCAACCCACCGGGCACGCCTCTGATCGACCTGGACCAGGACGGCCGCCTGGTCGTCAGCGCAGGCACCGTTACGAATGCGAGCCTCCCGCCCGCTCGCCCGCGCGCGCATGGTGCCGCCTAATCTGATGAGTGGGACGGGCATAATGGGGAAATTGGGGGCGAGCGGCCCGAATGACGGGCTTAGCCATGCGGAGATGGGCCGGCGCGCGTGGGCGCGGCGCCACCCCGCGCGGGCGAAGGAAGAGCGGAGTTTGCGCAAGGCCCGCGCGAAGCTGCTCGATCGATGGCATCACAAAAACGCGGGGACGCCCGAAACGCATGAGGCGCATCACCGGCGCCGGGCTGGCGCGATCTCGCGGCTGCATGCGTCCGGATACCTGTCGGACGACGAGTTGGCCTGGTCACAGGAAATAGCGGCTGCGGCCGAGCGGATCATGAATGTGGCCAACGTTCGGACATGCAGCCTGGAAGCACGGGTCGACGGCGCCCGTCATGATCATGCCTTTTATGAGGCACTCGGCGCCGTCTGGAGTGAGATGGCCTATTCCCGCTGGCGTGCCCAGATCGGCGCCGGCGCCACCATGCTCCTGGATGTGATCGTGCATGATGTCGGCCTGGTCCGCGCTGCGGCCGCCCATGGCATGCATGTACGTCGAGCCCGAAAATTGCTGGTCGACGGGCTTCACCTGTGGGCGCGGATTCATATGCATGTGCGCCGGGAAGTCAGCGAGGCGGATGTGGCCGCCGCTCACGCGGGAATAATGTAAGCCGGGACTGTCAGCCTCCAGGCCGACTTCAGATCACGCCTCTTCCGCCCCTACGTCTTGCCATCCATTTTGTCGGTGATGCCTTCGACGACTTCGCCCGCTTTCTTCTTCCCCGTCATTATGGCCGCGACCCCAGCACCGATCGTTGCCCCAATACCGCCACCAACGAGACCGCCTACAAAAGCACAGGCAACGGACAGGCTTGCCGGTATGACCAGGTGGCCCATACTCCGGGGATCAAGGATCAACCGCCGCGACTCCTCGAACCCTTCGAAGAAGTTACCCCACCAGGTCGCAATGCGCGCTTGAGCCACCGGCAAGTTCTGAGAGCAGATGGCAATATCCAGCGCTTCGCTCGCAATCCGTTCCAATTCGCCGACATGGTCCAACAGGATGAGCTTATCCTGGGCAGATAATTGCTGGGATTGCTGGACACGCGCAATCGCCTCGAGCCTTTGCTCAGTTATGGCCGTGAATGCCAAACGCAATGCGTCCAAATCCAGATCCACGAACGTACGAGACACGAACTTTGCGACTAAAGCAGGCGAGCTTTCGCCTACCACAGGCCTTTGCCGCGGGAGCGGGCGATAGGACGTAGGCAGTTCCGATATAGCAGGCTGAGGCCGCTCAAATTTAAAGCGATCCGTTGCTTCTAGCGCCCATTTCCCATCCTTCCACATCAGATTAACATGCGACACCTCCCAAAGCGGGCCACCTTCGGAAGCCCAACTATTCAGGGAACCAAGCACTATCTCTTCGGCTGTGATGTTGGGGCCGCTGAATTCCCAAGACTTCTCCAGATCCGTTATCAATTTCCGATCACATCCCGGCACACTGAGATGGTTCTCCAGCTTCAGGTGGAGCTGGCTCTCATAATAATGGAGCGAAAGAGGCTTAACGCCGCCATCGCGCCATCCCAGAAGACCACATCCAATTGCATATTCAGAGGATGGTAGAAAATGATGTGCGTGATCAGCTTCGCTCGCGTCGCTGGGTCTGGTCCACATGTCCGGTATAATGCGCTGTATCGCCTCCTCACCATCCCCGGACGATAGCATCGCTTCCGAGAAATAAAGTATCGCGACATTTCCATAGGCGTCCGCGAATTGTGTGAGCCTAAGCTTGCGATGGCTAAGGCCATCGTCGATCAGGCACACAATTCCCTCGCCACCGCGCCAGGCTGCTATACCTGCCATCTTAGGCGGCAACCGCCAGACGAACGCCCAACGCCTTCATGATACCAAGCAGCCCGGACAGGGACGGATTACCGCCTTCTCCTAGTGCCTTATATAGCCCGGCGCGCGACATGCCCGCCTGTTCCGCGATCGCGGTCATCCCTCTCGCTTTCGCCACATCGGCAATGGCCGCGACGATGACCGAAGGATCGCCATCTTCAAAAGCAGCATCGAGATAGGCCGCGATCGATGCCTCACCATCCAGAAACTCCGTCACGTCCCAAGGTGTGGTTTCAACAACCATGGTCAAACCTCCTTAGCCAATTCCAAGGCAGCGCGGATGTCCCGCGACTGTGTCTTCTTGCTTCCACCCGCCAGAAGGATCACCACCGTTTGCCCCTTGCGCACAAAGTAGACCCTGTAACCTGGTCCAAAATCGATCCGCAATTCGCCGATCCCGTCGAAGAATTTGGCGTCTCCCAGATTGCCTAACGACACGCGCCGAACGCGGATTTCGACCCTGGCGCGGGCATGTATGTCGAGCTCCTTGAGCCAGGCGCGAAATAGAGCAGTCTGGCGAACTTCGATCATGTACACTTTAGTAGACCAAGAGCGGGATGCGATCAAGAGAAATGACAACTTTAGTAGACAAGTGGTCGATTACGCCTAAAAACGAAGGCCGTTACGAAAACGAGCCTCCCCAAATGGCCACTTAACTGCCAAATCCGACCCCGCATGAACTGCGTCCAGAGCCCGTCGATCCCCCAGGTCGGCGGGTTTTTCGCGTCGATGGAGGCCCGCCATGGCCACAAACGATCGAGCATCCCCCCGGCCCTCGATCCCTGACAGCCTGCAAGATGCCAGCCACAGGCTGGACCGGCTGATCCACGATGCCCTGCTGCCCCACCGGGGCCGCCAAGACGATCGTCTGGCGGACCTGGAAGAGCGGGCCCGGGCCATCGCCGCCTCCATCGTCGCCCCTTTCGAGCGGAAAGCCGCGCCGTCGGCGCCGCCGCTCCACCTGCGGACGCAGGGCAACAAGTCCGAAGCCTGGTACTGAAGGAAAGCCCATGAGCAGCCTCCCCCGCCGGATGGAGATCCGCGGCCTGAAAGCGCGCGGCTTTGGTCGCACGCCCTATCGCATCATCAAGGATGCACTGGGCATTGAGCGGCCGGTGCGCGTGGCGCGCGGCGGCCTGATCCTGGGCCCCGAACCAGATATTGAGACGATCGGCTATCGCTGGCCGCGCATCGTCGACCTGCGCAAGGCAGCCGCCGCGTGAACGGGCAGGATCTTGCCCAGCTGCAGCGGCTTGCCCAGGGCGAGGGCGAGATGCGCGTCGGCAAGAAGCTGATGCGCGCCTTGCTTGGCCAAGTGGCGCGATCGCAATCTGGTCATCCCGCCTGTCCAACCGCCCAGCGCATCGCCGGGAGCGCCTGCGCATGACCGGCGTATCTTCCGGCGGCACAGTGAGCGCTTCCGCCGGCGACGGCGCTGTGTCTCCCCCGCCCGGGCGCCGCGAGATCGATGGCGCAATCTACTGGACCAACGCTGACGGCGGGCTGATCCCCGACGGCGCGGTCAAGTCGGCCGACAAGCTGCAGGACGAACTGGTCCGCAAGATCGTCGGCTTCGCGCTCCCCCTTTCCGCCCAGGTTGCCCGCTTCCGCCAACACAGCTTCGACGATGTCGACGATTTCGTCGAGTTGCTTGAACAGGAATATCAGGCCAAGCGCGGCGGATCGAAGGGCAACCTTACCTTCACCAGCTATGACGGCCTGTTCAAGATCGTCGTGGCAGTGTCCGAGGCGATCGCGTTCGGGCCCGAGTTGCAGGTGGCGAAGGGCATCGTCGACGAATGCCTGCGCGAATGGTCGGCCGACAGCGGCGTCGAGATCCGCGCGATCATCAACCGCGCCTTTGCCGTCGACAGCCAGGGCCGGATCAACCGCAACGACCTGATCTCGCTGCTGCGCCTAGATATCACCGACGAACGGTGGTTGCGTGCGATGCAGGCGATTCGTGACAGCTTCCGCATCGTCGGCTCCAAGCGCTACATCCGCATGTATCAGCGCGCCAACGCACAGGCACCCTGGACGAGCATCACGATCGACGTGTCGGCGGGATGAGCTTCGTGGTGATGGCCCTGGACCGGCTGAAGCGTGAACTGGAGCGATCGGCCGAGATGGCCGGATGCACGGTCGACTTCATTGGCAATGGCTCCACTCCGGTGAACCATCCGCGCTATGATCTGGTCGACCATGCCATCTCCATGCAGGTCGAGGGTGCGGCCAATCACGCCTGGCTCGATACGCTGGACGATGATGCGCTCTATGTCCCGGGCTTCGTCCTGGTCGACCTGGACGTCCACAATATCGAACCGTCCGGCAGTGGCGTGATCGCCGATCTCAGCGTGACGACCGTTCGTGAGGCGTAGCCGACACTGAGCAGGGTTGCGACGCTTATCAACGAGGCCTTAGCCGGCACGCCGGCAGATCAGAAGGACTGACACAATGAACGCGTCCAGCATCATCGCAGGTATCATCGCCCTGCTTCTCCCCACCAAATCCGTCGATGGCATCGTATCAGTCCTTACAAAGGTCGCTGATCGTCTGGCGCTTGCAGAAGCGGCGCAGAACGCCAAGGCTGACGACCTCTCGAACCGCGCCTCGCAACTGCGCCTCGAAGCCGAAAAGGCTTCTGCCGCCGCAGCAGAGGCCGTAAGCGAGGCCGAGAGGGCCGCGCGGGTGCGCACCAACGTCACCAACCTGATCGCCTGAGCCGGACGGGAGGCCGCCCCCTCCCCCCCGGTCTGGGTCCTTCCCCCACCCGAGAATCACGGGGGGACAAGGCTCATGAAGTGCCCAGCTACGGATTGTGAAAGGTGTCCGCACCCAAATGTCCGCAGATGCAAACTTCGTCGCCATCCGGGAATTTGCGCGCCTGGATGGGTGCGATGATGCACTGGTCCGCAGGGCGATAAAGCAAGGAAAACTGCGGGTTTCCGAGGATGGGAAGGTTGACGCATCCCAGGCGGGAACGGGTTGGCGCAAGGCCAACAGGAAGGCCGCCACGGGTGCGGACAAAGGTGCGGACAAACCGAAAAAGTCCGCACCCAAGGCAGCGGATACCGTCAGTTCGGCGATGGCGCTGGCGGAACTGGGCGACGAGGATTTCATTGCCGCGGTTCTGGCTGGACGGTTCGCGATCACCGGCGCGGCCGAGATGGTCAAAGAGAATGCGCTGGCCGGCAAGCATCTGCTGGCGATGCGCCGCGACGCCGGCGATGTCGTCGACCTGGAGGTGGCAGAGGCCGTCCTGTTCGAACAGGCACGGCAATTTCGCGACGCCTGGATGAACTGGCCTGTGCGCGTGGGGCCGTTGATCGCGGCCGAGCTCGGCGTTTCCGCCGATCCGGTCGTGGAGACGCTCAATAAACATGTCCAGCAGCTGCTCAACGACCTTGGCGAACCCGACCCGGAGTTTGCCGGAAGAGAAAGCTGAGCGCCTAGCGCGATCGTGGCGCCGCGGCATGACGCCGCCGCCGCGCATCAGCGTGCCGGAGTGGGCGGACCGATATCGAAGGCTGGCGAAGGAAGCCGGATCGACATCGGGCAAATGGCGGACGTCGACCGTGGAAGCGTCGCGCGGGCCCATGCTCGCGGCGACAGAGCCGGGCGTGCATGTCATCACCCTGATGGTTTGCACCCAGTTGATGAAGACCGCCTTCATCGAGAATATCACGGGCTTCCATGCCCACCTGGACCCCTGTCCCATGCTGCTGGTGCAGCCAAAGGATGAGGCGGTCGAGGCCTTTAGCAAGGAGCGTATCGGACCGCTGATCCGGTCCACCCCCGTCCTGCGCGAGCTAGTCGGGTCGAAGAAGAGCCGGTCGGCCGACGAGACGCTGACCTACAAGGCGTTCCCTGGCGGCTTCCTCGCCATGGTTGGCGCAGGCTCTCCCGACAATCTGGCGCGCCGCCCCGTCCGTATCACCATGTACGACGAGACGGACAAATATGTCATCACACGCGAGGGCGATCCGATCGGCCTTGGCGACGAGCGCCAGGCAACCTTTGCAAATTACCTGTCTGTGCGGGCATGCTCGCCGACGATCGAGGGCGAAAGCCGGATCGAGGCGAGCTTCCTGGACGGCGACCAGCGGCAGGCATCCGTCGAATGCCCGCACTGCGGTCACCGAAACTTCCTGGAGTTCTTCCGCCACGTTCATTGGGACAAGGATGCCGACAGCGGCATTCACTTCCCGAAGACCGCGCAGATCTATTGCGAGGCATGCGGAACCGGTTGGAGCGAGGGCGAGCGACTAAAGGCGCTGGCAACGACCCGCTGGCATCAGACGCGGCCATTTCTGTGCTGCGGCAAGCATCAGGATCCTGCCGCCGCCTATGTGGAGGCATGGAAGGCACCGGAGCAGGCGAGGCCAGCGGATCCGGTCGCCGCGATCTGGGACTGGTGGAGCAGCGATCGTCACGCCGTCTATCGGGCCCGCTGCTGTGACTGCGGCAGCTGGGCGGTAGACAATGAGCATGCCAGCTTCACCGCCGGCAAGCTGTTTTCACCCTGGCCGAAGGACGCGCCCCCCAAACAGGCGGCCAAATGGCTTGCAGCCAAGGACGATCCGGATCTGCGCGTCGTGTTCGACAACACGCAGCGCGGCCGCCCCCATCGCCGCGCGACGGGCAAGGACCTGAAGGCCGAAGCGCTGGCATCGCGCGCCGAGCAATGGCCGGGCGAAGTACCGGACGGCGTCGGCGTCATCACCGTTGGCGGCGATACACAGGATGATCGCGTCGAGCTGGAGTTTACCGGCTGGGGCACGAATGAGGAAAGCTGGTCGATCGGCTATGTCGTCATCGAGGGCGACACGTCGAAGGAGGAGCTCTGGGATCGTGTGGACGAGCAGCTGCTGCGCCGGTTCCGCCGGGCAGATGGCCGTGAGTTCACGGTGGAAGCCGCCTGCATCGATTCCGGTGGTCACCGGACGCAGGAGGTCTATCGCTTTTCGCGCGCGCGCCTGGGTCGCAAGATCTGGGCGACCAAGGGTGCATCGGAACGTGGTGGAGCGCGGCAGCCGGTCTGGCCAACGGTCAAGCCGACGAACCGCAAGAAGGGCCAGTACAAGCCCGTCATCATCGGCACCAATGCAGCGAAGGACACGATCAGGTCACGCCTGGCGCTGACCGAGCCGGGCGCGGGCTATTGCCACTTCCACGCCCGGCGCGAACTAAGTTGGTATGAGCAGCTGCTGGTCGAGCGGCTGACGCTGAAGATCACGGCCGGCAAGCGGTTCACCGTTTGGGAATGCCCCAAGGGCAAGGCCAACGAGGCGCTGGACTGCAGGGTCAATGCCTATGCCGCGCTGCAGGGCCTGATCCACTTCGGCTTCAGACTGAATGACCGTGTCACGGAAGTCGCGGCGCGATGGAACCCAGAGCCCGTCATCACCAGCGCCGAGCCGCAAGGCTGGGGCGATCGTGGCGGCGGATGGATTGGCGGCGGCGAGAGCAGCTGGCTGTAGAGGAGATTGCCTTGTTCACCCAGGCTGACATCGACGAACTGAAGAAGGCGATCGCCACCGGCGCGCTGCGCGTACGTTACGCCGACGGCCGTGAAGTCCAATATCGTACGCTTGCCGAAATGCGGGAGACGCTGACCATCATGCAGGCCGAGGTCACGCCGGCAACGAGCGGTAATTCGCGCGGGTTCCTGGCCAGCTTCTGATGACCTGGCTCGATTCCGCGATTGGCTGGCTGTCCCCCGTATCCGGCATGCGCCGGATGCAGGCCCGGCGCGCTATGGACATTCACGCGCGCGCCTATGATGCCGCCAAGCGCGACCACCGCACCGCCAGCTGGCAGGCTGCCGGCGGCAGCGCCAATGCGGAGATCGCCACGGCCGAGGAGGTGGTGCGCAATCGATCCCGCGACCTGGTGCGCAACAATGGCTATGCACTGCAGATCGTCGAGACGATTGCCGACCATGTTGTCGGCACCGGAATCGTGTCCGCGCCGATCGGGCTGAAGGGCCGCAACCTCAAGCGGGTCAAGGATCTATGGAGCGGCTTTGTCGACGAATGCGACTTTGACGGCGACCAGGATCTGAATGGCCTGTGCTGGTCGGCCGAAAAGGCGCAGCGCGAAAGCGGATCGGCGATTATACGGTTCCGGCGTCAGCAGTTTGATGCGTCTGCCACGCGCGCGCCGCTGAAGCTGCAGCTGCTGGAACCCGATTTCATCGACGTGATGAAGACCGGCACGACCGCCAACGGCGGCTGGATCGATCGGGGGATCGAATATGACAGCGAAGGCCGCCGCGTCGCATTCTGGTTACTGCCCGCCCATCCCGGCGACGTGGCGAGCTGGCGCGCGTTCAGCATGACCAGCGAACGGGTGCCCGCCAATGAGCTGGTTTATCTGTTCGACAAGCTTCGGCCTGGTCAGGATCGCGGCATGCCGGTGCTGGCGCCGGCGATCCTGACGCTGCAGGATCTGCGCAGCTATTTCCAGGCGGAGCTGGTGCGCAAACGCATCGCAGCCTGCATGGTCGGCTTCATCACCAGCCAGGATGGCGATATTCAGGTCGGTACCGAACCGGGCAAGACGCCCAACGGTACCCAGACGCAAAAGATGGAGCCGGGTCTGCTGCAACGGCTGCGGCCCGGCGAAGAGATCACCTTCAACAATGTTCCGGGCGATTCCGGCGTCGATGCGATGGCCACGCAATATTTGCGGGAGAGCGCTGCGGCCGCTGGCGTGATGTTCGAGCAGGCAACCGGTGATTTCAGCCGGGTCAATTATTCGAGCTTCCGCGCAGGCGGGCATGGTTTTCGACGCCGCACCGAGCGTCGGCAATGGGCCTTCATCCACAGCGCATCGCGGCCGATCGTGGCACGCTTCACCGAATCCGTCCTGGCGGCCGGACTGCTGAGCGCCATCCCGGGCGGATGGCGACATACTCCGCCGGGCTTCATTTCGGTCGATCCAGACAAGGATGCCAAGGCGGATCTCGCCAACCTGCGCATGGGCAAGGTCACGCTCAGCGAGCTCGTGGAAGAGCGAGGCTGGGATTATGTCGAGCATCTGCAGCGCCTGGCCGACGACATAAAGGCCATGGGCGAGATATTGGGCCCAGACTTCATGTTCGATGGCGACCCGCGCAAGGTGCTGAACCAGGCCAAGCCGGAGCAAAATGACAATGCTGGCGATGCCGGCAAGGACGACGCCGCTGAGGCGGCCTGATCTTCGGAGAAATTGAATGGATGAAGACGAGGTCGCTTCGGCGGCAACGGAGACGCGCGCCATTCCACTCGTCACCCGCGACCTGCAGATCCGGGCAGACACCTTTGACGAGGCGGATAACAGCGTCGAGGTTTGTTTCACGACCGGCATGCGCGGTGCACGCTTCGACTGGCGGCGCTGGGAAATGATCGATGAGGAACTGTCGACCGAATCCGCCCATGTTCGCCTGGACCGGATCAACAGCGGCGGCCCGGTGCTCAATTCCCACAATCAGTGGGAGCTGGAAGACCAGATCGGCGTCGTCGTCGATGGTTCGGCACGGATGGAGGGCGGCGAAGGGATCGCCCGGTTGCGCTTTTCACGCCGGGAAAGCATCGCGCCGATCATTCAGGACATTCGCGATCGTGTAATCCGCAACATCTCGGTCGGCTATCGGGTCCATGAATATGAGATCACGGAGCGCGACGGCGAGCGCCCGCTCTACCGTGCGGTCGATTGGGAGCCCTACGAGATCAGTTTCGTGCCCGTGCCATTCGATAATGGCGCGCAGTCCCGCAGCGCATCGGAGCGCGGCGAACAGACCCGGCAGGGGGGCCATCCCTGCATTCTCCGCCGGGCAGTGCCGGCAATTTCTACCCAGGAGCGTAATATGGACGAAGACGAGGTCCAGACCGGCGGCGAGTCGGCTGGCAATGACACCAACGCCGGCACGTCCGGCCAGCAGCAGCGCGGCCAGGAACAGTCCAGCCAGCAATCCCAGCAGCAGACCGCGACCGTCAATGGCGCGGCGGTCCGCACCGCGGCAACCAATGCCGGCCTGGACGCGGCCGCGACCATGGAGCTGCTGGAGCGCCATGCCGACGCGCCGTTCACCCGTGACGCCCTGATGGCCGATATCGGCCGTCGCTTCGCCGAACGCGACAGCAATGTCCGCACCGCCAATCGTGTCCCCGCCAGCGCCGGCAACGGCGTGACAATGGCGCGCGCGATGGGCGATGCATTGTTCCACCGCATGTCGCCGGGCAGCGAATTGTCGGCGGATGCGCGCAATTTCCGCGGCATGAGCCTGCTGCGCATGGCGGAAGAATATCTGGGCTCCAGCGGCATTTCGATGCGCGGCATGACCGCCCACGAGATCGCCGAGCGCGCGCTCCACAGCACCTCGGACTTCCCGGCGCTGATGGGCAATGCGATGAATCGTCGCCTGCGCGCCGCCTATGAAGAGAACCAGCCCAGCTATCGCCGCTGGGCGCGCCGCGCGCCGAACGCGCCCGACTTCCGCTCGATCGACGTCATCCAGACGTCGGCCATGCCGGACCTGCTGAAGGTCAATGAGGCCGGCGAATTCAAATATGGCACGATCAGTGACGGCAAGGTCAGCTATGCGGTCGTCACCTATGGCCGGATCATCGGGATTTCCCGCCAGACGCTGATCAACGACGATCTGCGCGCGCTGGAACGCATGACCACCGGCTTTGCAGGATCGGCCGCCCGCCTGGAAAACCGCACGGTCTATTCGCAGCTCACCGCCAATCCGACGATGAGCTACGACACCACGGCGCTGTTCCACGCCGACCATGGCAATCTGGCCGGCGCCGGCGGCCCCATCTCGGCCACCACGCTGGGCGCTGGCCGCACCGCCATGCGTCTGCAGAAGGGCCTGCAGAAGGAAGAGCTCAATCTGGCGCCGCGCTGGCTGATCGTGCCGGCGACGCAGGAGCAGCTGGCCTATCAGTATACGTCGAGCCAGTATGTGCCGGCCAAGCAGACCGACACCAACGAATTCCGCGCCGGCGGCCGCACCTCGGTCGAGCCGATCGTGGAATCGGTGCTGGATGCGGCGTCGACCACGGCCTGGTATATGGCTGCCGGCAACGAACAGTGCGACACCATCGAATATGCCTATCTCGAAGGTGCCGAGGGCGTGCAGCTGTCGAGCCGAATCGGCTTCACGGTCGATGGCGTCGAGCTGAAGGCCAGCCTCGATTTCGCGGCGGCCACGATCGATCACCGCGGCCTTTACAAAAACGGCGGCTGAGCGAGCTCGGGGACGGTTGCCTGACCGTCCCCTCCCCTTTCTCCTTTCGGGAGCATCTCCATGAAGAATTTCGTACAGGATGGCGGTACGATCACCGCCAACGCGCCCTATGCGCGCACGTCGGGCCAGGGCGCCCTGATCGGCCAGCTGTTTGCGGTGGCCTGCGCCGATTATGCCAATGGCGCCGAGGGCGAGTGGAAGACGCACGGCGTTTTCGACCTGACCAAGATCGGCACCCAGGCATGGGCGGTCGGCGCGCTGATCTATTGGGACAATACCAACAGGCGCTGCACCACTGTCGCATCGGGCAACACCCTGATCGGCGTCGCCCTGCTGGCGGTCGGCAACACCGCCGGCGAAGTGATCGGCCGCGTTCGCCTCAACGGCACGGCCCGTCCGGCTGAAGCCTGATGGCTGATCCGTTCGCGACCGGCATGGCCACGCTGCGCGCGTCGGCCGCGTCGGTCGCGGGCCGATATTTGCCGCCGTCAGGCCCTGCTGTGGAAGATATCCGTATCATCCACAGCCAGCCCAGCGAGGTCAGCGACGACGGTGATCTGGTGATGGACAAGCATAGCTTTGTCATCTTTCGCAGCGACGTCGACATGCCCGAGCATAATGGCGTCATATCCATCGCCACCGGTGATTTCCGCATCAATGGCGACTGCCTGCTCGACAATGAAGGGCTGAGCTGGACCTGCCCGACAGAGCCCGCCTGATATGCTCGACATCAAGGTCACGATGCCCGATTTTGCGGAAATCGAGCGGGCGGCGATAGAGGATCTGGGCCGAGATGTGACTAAGGCGATGACAGAGGCCACGGTCTATCTCAAGGATTTGCTGCGCGAAGAGATAGTTGGTGCAGGCATGGGACGCCGACTGAGCCAGACCTGGCGTCATCGCGTCTATCCTGATTATGGTAAGCAGCGATTCTCGCTCGAGCCAGCAGGCTTTGTCTGGTCGCGCGCTCCGGAGATTATCGACGCGTTCTCACGCGGGGTGACCATCCGCCCCATAGCGGGCGAAGGCTATCTATGGATCCCGACCAAGAATGTCCCCCCACGTCGGCGATCGGGTAACTATGCCTCAAGCCTGGGTAAACGTCCTCGCGGTACGCGAATGTCTCCAGAAGAAGTTGAGCTGACGTTCAACGCAGAGTTCATCATCCAGAAGGGCAAACGCGGCTCCCTTCTGGCCTTCCTCGACCTGGTGCGGTCCAACAACAAGAAAACTTACCGCAAACCGACCGATATCCGCATCAAGGGGCGCAAGGGGCTAGAGCCGCGCGCAGTGCAGCGCGTGCTGATGTTCGTCCTCGTCCGCCAGGCGAAGATGCCGTTCCGGTTCAACCTGCAGGCCGCCGCCGATCGCGCGGGCCGCTACCTCGTTTCTCTGCTGAGTTGAGGCCCCATGTCCAAGCGTCACGACGTCATCGCCGCGCTGAGGGCGCTGGTCGCCATCGCCCTGCCCAACGCCGACGTGATGGTGCTGGATGACGAAGATCCGGCGCCGACGCGCCTGGCACCGGGCGGCCGCGTGGTGATACGCAGCGGCGATCCGGGCGATCCTGAAGTGACGCTAGGCCTGCTGACCTATCATTATTCCCATCGGATCCCGATCGAACTGACTGCATACCCTACGTCGGCCGACAGCCGCGGGAAGGTGCTGGACGAGATGGCATCGGCGATCGGCGCCGCGATCGAGGCGGATCGCACATTGGGCGACCTAGCCGAATGGATCGAGCCCGAGCCGCTGATCACCGACGATATCTTCATCACCGCCACGCAGGCGGCCGGCAAGGGCGAGACTGCCGTCATCGCCGATTATTCGACCAGCAATCCGCTGAACTGATCTTTCCAAGGAGAATGGACCATGGGTCGCGCACGCGGCGCCAACGCCAAACTGGCGGGCGCATTCGAGACCAATTACGGGACGCCGCCGGCGAACGGCTTTCGCGGCTTCCCATTCGCCAGCAGCAATCTGGGCGCCGAACAGCCGCTTCAAGAGAGCGACCTGCTGGGCAATGGCCGCGAGGCCTATGACCCGACGCCCGACGTGGTGACCAATGACGGCGACGTGGTCGTTCCCGTCGACGTCCGCTATTTCGGCTATTGGCTGAAGCTGCTGCTGGGCGCGCCGGCCACAACCGGTGGCAGCGGCGATCCCTATGCGCATGTGTTCACGTCCGGCGCGGTCGATTTGCCCAGCATGTCGATCGAGACGCAATTCCCCGATCGCCCGAGCTATGCCATGTCCTATGGACTGAAGGCGAACCAGCTGCGCATCCAGATGCAGCGGCGCGGATTGCTGAGCGCGACGATCAGCCTGGTCGGCAAGGGCGAAAGCGAGCCAGCGGGCGCCAGCGATGCCGGGGCGCTGGCAGCCGTGCTGGAGATGAGTCGCTTCCCGCAGGCGCGAGGCAAGATCGAGCGCGAAGGCGTGAAGCTGGGCAGCATCGTGTCCGCAGATTTCGGCTTCACCAACAATCTCGACAAGATCGAGACCATCCAGGAGGATGGCGAAATCGAGGATGCCGACGGCGGTACCGCGACGGCGAGCGGCAGCCTGGTCGCGCGCTATGACAACGACATCCTTCGTCTAGACGCCTCGAACGGCCTGCCTGTGGAACTCAGCTGGGGATGGACCTTCGGCGCGGATTTCAGCCTGGTGCTGACCTGCCCACGCGTATTCCTGCCCCGGGTGAAGCATCCGATCACCGGCCCGGGCGGCGTCCAGGCCACCTATAACTGGCAATCGAGCGGACAGGATGGGCCATGCCTGACCGCCACGTTGACCAATGACGTGGCGACTTATTGATGATCAGGCTGGAAGAACCGCCGCACGGGTGGCTGACCCTGATGCCGGGCGTCCGTGCCCGCTTCGTCCCGATCGACCGCGTCATGGTGCGCGCCGCGCGCCGTGCCGTACGCCTGTTCCTGGATGAAAATCCGGATCTGGAGGAAGTCGATCGCCAGGAGCGGGTGAGCGATATCTTCAGCCAGACGCTGATCCGTGCCGGCATGCGCGAGTGGGAAGGTATTGGCGATATCGACGGCAACGTCATCCAGCCCAACACCCCCGGCGCGCTCGACACGTTCATGCAGCGCGCAATCCTGGTCGAAGCGGCCGACGACGCATATGTCCTGCCATGGGCGCTGCAGGACGCGGAAAAAAACGTATCCGCGCCCTCGTCCGATGGCATTTCGGCGAGGGCGACGCAGGACATGACTATTGCAACCTCAGTTGCGCCGGCGCGGAAAGCGAAGGGCAAAGGTGCCAAGCCTGCCCGTACCGCAAAGAAGAGCCGCGTAGCGACGCCGGCGAAAGTGTCTGGGACGTCGTAACGCGCCTGGGCGGCCAGTTGCGCGTCGCGCCGATGGGCGGCGTATTCGGCCTGGATTATGGCGCCGCTCTGGCGCTCGGCGCGGCGCTCAGCGCCGATATGGAATTGCTGGCGGAGATCCTGCCTGACGTCGAAGCCGCGCTGGTGCGGCGTGCGAATGGCGATGGTAGCGATGATGCGGAGGTAGATCATGGCGAGTAAGCCGGGCGTCTCGATCCGCATGGACATTGAGGGAAAGGCCGGGGTCAAATCCGACCTCGCCGAAATCCGTCAGGCAGGTGAACGCACATTCGACGGCATTGGCGACAGTGCCCGGCAGCTGGGTCAGGAAGCGTCCCGCGAAGCCGAACGGATAGCGTCCGCCTATGAGCGTGCGGCTTCCCGAGCCGATCGGGCATTCGACGTCGCGTTCGACGCCGACCGGCGGCGCGCCGCGCAAGCGGCGAAGTTGTCGGCGATCATGCCCAAAACCGCCCTGCAGATGCAGGTCGAAAATGCGTCCGGATCCTATGCCGGCGGCGGGCGGGTCGAACAGGATCTAGGCGCAGCGAGCGGGCTGCCCCAGTTCGAAGGATCCGCCCGGGCCAGCGCCTATGCAATCCAGGAATTGTTGAACCGGGAAGAAGCGCTGATCGCAAAGGCCACGGCGCTGAAGGCCGTGCTGGATCCCGTCACCGCCGCACAGAACCGGTTCAATGCGGAGATGGCCGAGCTCAAGGCCATGGCGCCGCATCTGACTGTGGACGAATTGGCCCAGGCCGAAGCCCGTCTGAAAACGGAACTGGATTCGACCGTCAACAGTCACCAGCGTGCTACAACGGCAAGCGGCGCGTTCCGTGCCGGCATGCAGCAGGCCGGTTATCAGGTGCAGGACTTCTTCGTCCAGGTTGCCGGCGGCACCGATGCCATCCGCGCCTTTTCGATGCAGGCACCCCAGTTTATCGGTTCGCTGCAGGTGATGAGCAGCGGCGCGGAAACGGGTGGCAGCAAATTTGCGACATTCGCGCGCATACTGGGCGGCCCCTGGGGCGTAGCCCTTGGCATCGGCATTCCGTTGGTCGGGATGTTGGCGGAGAATATCCTCAATGGGAGCGATGCCGCCGAAAAGGCCGGCAACTCTACACTGTCACTTGCCGAGGCACAGGCCGAGGTCAATCGGGTCATGGCGCTCGACAAGAGCGGCGATGTCGCAGCAGCCGCACGTGATCTTGCCGGCGCGCGCATGCAGCAAGCCGTTGCCACGCTTCAGGCGGCCCGGGCAGAAGCGGCTTTGGCACAGGCTGCGGCGCGCAAGCGGCTGGACGATATCGCCGATGGGTCCGAACAGCGTCAGGTCACCCGAACCGAGGTCGTTCCTGGTAGCCGGGCACGCCGAACAGTCACGACGACTGAGGACGTACCCATCAGCGATCGGCGCGCACGTGGGCAAGGTTCCCTGCTCGATCGAGAACGCCGCGAAGCTCAGCAGCAATATGACGCCAGCTCCGCGTCGCTGGAGCGCTACGACAATATTCTCAATCGCGTCAGCACGACGACGCTCCGCGTGGCCCTGACCAATGACAGCAGCCTGCGCGATGCACGGCTGAAACTGGCCACGGCAACCGACGCGGTCGGCCGAGCGACGGCACAGCGTGACATCATCGAGCGCGAAGCGCGTATTCGCATGGAGGCGACCCAGGCAGGGACGGCCGCGCGCACCGCTGCCGAAGCGGAATATACGAAGGTCGTAAAAGCGGCCAATCTGGAGGTGGAACAGGTCCGCGATCGTGAGCGGCGTGCGGGGCAATCGCGTCGGGATTCCGCGAAGGATGCGCGTGAGGCCGCCAAACATCAGCGCGAGCTCGATCAGGCGCTTGCGTCGCTGGAAAAGCGGTTCAATCCCACGGCAGCGGCGGCCCGCGAATATAAGGAAGAGCTGGAGCAGATATCGGCCCTTGCCACCAAGGGGATGATATCGAGCGACGTGGCCACCAACTGGCGAGCGCAGAGCCGCGCCAATGCGTTTCTCCCCGATCTCAAGGATCGGCTCGCGCCCTTTGTCGCCGAAGAGGAAGCGGATCAGGAGCGCAAGAACCGGCTGAAGGAGATTTACGAGCAGGGCAGCGACCAGTTGCAGCTTGCCCAGTTGGAACTGGTCTATCGCGGCCGCATAGGCGCGCAGGAGGCTCGCATCCTAGAGCTTGAGCGCTTCAGAATCGACCTCAAGCGCCAGAACGCGACGATCAGCGACGAAGAGCTGGCGAAGCTGGTAGCACAGCGCGCCGAACTGCTCGACCTGACCGAGATACTGGATCGGCAGCATGCCGCCTGGGAGGAGTTGACCGATGCCGGCGAACATATGGTCGACACCGTACTCAATCCCGATAATTTCCGGGACTGGGGTGATGCCGGCAAGAGCATCATGCAGGAATTGCGCAACGAGCTCTGGAAGCTAGCGGCGATCAATCCGCTGAAGAATCTCATCAGCGGCGGCAGCCTGCCTACCCTGTTCGGCAGTGGCGGCCTGGCCGGCCTGCTTGGCGGGGGCAGCGCCACTGCGCTTGGGTCGGCGATCGGGATCAATGATCTTCGCGGCCTGGCCGCCGTGGAAGCGGGCGGCGCCGCGATCGGTACCGAATATGCGTCGGGTGGCGCGACCTGGCTTGCGGAAAATGGGCCCGAGATCGTGCAATTGCCGCGCGGATCGAAGGTGACGCCGGCGGCCGAGACACGCCGGATCCTGTCGAACGGCGGAAACGGATCGCCGGTCATCTTCGCGCCGGATCTGCGGTATGCCGTGATGACCGAAGATCTGCTGATGCAAATGCAGACCATGGCGGCAGCGGCCGGCCAATATGGCGCGTCCGAAGGTGCGTCCCGCGCGCTCGCGGAAAGCCGTTATGGATCGTCCCGATCGCTTGAGGGCAGATAATCGATGTCGGAGTTGCTGCCCCTCACCCGCGCACTGGCGCCGGGCACTGTGCCGCGCCCGGTACGCTATGGCGACACGCTGCAGGCGATCCTGGGCGGGTCGTCGATCGACCTGCACCGGATTGGCGACCGATGGGCCATCGATGTCGTTACGGGACGGCTGAAGCCCGAGCCGGACGGCCGGCGATGGGTGGCGGCACTGATCCGATCGATCGGCGCCGATGTCCGCATGAAATGGCCCCAACCCGGCTTCGATGTACGGTCACCTGGCCCCTATGTTGTCGATGGCGGAGACCAGCAGGGATCGGTGCTGCAGCTGCGCGGCGGCGGTCCTTGGGGCTACGCCGCGCAGGAAGGGCAGTTCTTCAACCTGATCCATAATGGACGCAGGTACCTGAAGATGGTCACGCAAAGGGCCCTTACAGGTACCGACGGCGCGTTGACCGTCAATTTCTGGCCGATGCTCCGCATAATTCCTGCGGATGGCGACATGATAGATTTCGCCGATCCGCAGATCGAGGGCGTGCTGACCGGCCAGGAAGCGGGATGGACGCTGCAGCGCGCGCAGACCGCCGGTCTTAAATTCACGATCACCGAACGGGAATAGTCATGGAAACGACGCCGGAGATGGACGCCGTGCTGAGCGGCGACCGTATCCCCATGGCTGGCCTGTTCCAGCTGGACACGGCGGACTATGGCGCAATCCGGCTGCTCGATGGCGCAGGCGTGTTGCGGTGGGACGGCAATATCTTTGCGGGGCGCCACGCACAGTTCGGCGTGCTTTCCGCCATGCGCGCGATCGAGGACGGTGCATCGGAATCTGCCCCGTCGCTGCGATGCTCCATCATCCCGCCGGCGGACATGATCGACATCATCCCCTGGTCAACGCTGCAGGGCAGCCGGGTGCGGCTGTGGGTGGCCTGTTATTCGATGGTAACCGGTCAGGTCATTCCCGACCCCTATGCTGTTTTCGACGGCGAACTGGATATCGCGACCATCAGGCTGGGATCGAAAACCCTCGCCGTCGACCTGGACTGCACGTCGGCCTTCGAACGGCTGTTCGAGGATGATGAGTGGATCCGGCTCAATCCGACCTGGCTGAAAACCTATTTCCCCGCTGCTGGCGGGCTGGATCATGTCACCGGCGTGACCCAGCAGATCTATTGGGGCCAGAATGAACCCAAGGATAAGGTGACCTATTCATGATCATCGCGTCCCGCCGGGTCGAAATCACGCAGGCCACCCTGGATCATTGGACCGGACGTCAGTTCGCCTGGGGCAGCGCCGATTGCGCCCGCATCGCGCGTGAACACCTCAAAGCCATGGGCCGCAAGGTGAAGATCGGGGCCCGAGGCGGATACAAGACCGCGCTCGGCGCGCGCCGCATGCTTCAGCGGATGGGTCATGTGGACCTTGCCGCTGCGCTGGACGCTCAGCTGCTGCCGCGCATTCCGCTGTCGATGGTGATGGAAGGCGACATCATCGCCGGCGAAGGAGTGGAGGCATTTCACGCCCTGGGCATCTACCTCGGCAACCAGGCGGTGCTGGGCTTTCAGGATGGCAAGGCCGGGCCGTTGCGGCTCGAAGCCGGCGCGGACCTGATCTGCTGGCAGGTGGTACCGCAATGAGCAATTTCGCGCGAAAGGCCGCGCTGGCGATCGGCGCAGTGGCGCTGGTCGCGACTGGTGTGGGTGCGATCGGTGGCCTGGCGTTGGGCGCCTCGCTCTCGACCTTGGGTGCCACTACGGTCGGTATCGCTGGCGTAGGAAGCCTGTCCGTGTCCACGCTCGCCACCATCAGCAGCGTCGCCGGCATGGTCGCATCGATGACAGCCAAGCGCCCCAGTTCGAGCGGGGCCGGATCGCAGACCAGTTTCAAGGCCGATCCCGATGCTGCGGTGCCCTATGTCGTCGGCGAAACGCAGGTCAGCGGCAATATCGTCTATTGGAAAAGCCACGGCCCCGACGAAAATCCCTATCAGACTCTCACCACCATATTGAGCGGCTGCGGCCCGATCGCCGGCATCGACCAAACGGTCATGGATGGCGATGACATCAATTTCGCAGGCGGCATCTATGGCGAATATGCCATCGGCGGGAAGAACCGTATCTGGCAGGATGCCCAGATGGGCATTCGGCCCGAGCCGGCGCAACTGTCGACGGGCGTAGGCATCCCACCGGGCTGGACGTCCACCAGCACATTGCCCAGCCTGGCCGCGACCCAGCTGACGATGCTGTACGACGCCAAGGGCGACGAAACACTGGTCTCCACGCCCAAGATGGCGTGGCGGGGCCGCTATGTGCTGGCCTATGACCCGCGCCTGGACGACACCTATCCCGGCGGCAGCGGTCCGTGCCGCGCCCTGCAGGAAGACACCTATGTCTTCACCCGCAACGGGCCGCTGCACGCGCTGACCTGGGCGATCGGCCGTTGGGAGGACGGCAAGCGGATGGGCGGCATCGGTTCGCCGATCGACGCTATCGATGTCGCCAGCTTTGTCGAGGGCGCCAATTGGGCGGACGCCAACGGGTGGACCTGTGACGGCCAGGTCGATCTGGCCAAGGGCAAGTGGAACAATCTGAAGCTGTTCCTGCAGGCCGGTGGATGTGAACCCGTCTGGCAAGGGGCGCGTCTCGCCTGCCTGGTGCGCAAGCCGCGCGTCGTTCTCGGGACAATTCCTCGCAGCGACATCGTCGGAGACGCCACCCTGCCCCAGATGCAGACCCGGCGGGACCGCATCAATACCGTCATTCCGCGCTATCGATCGGCCGATCATGATTATGAAATGGTCGACGCCGGCGCGGTCAGCATTGCCGCCGCCGTGACCGCCGATGGCGACACCAGGACGCGCCGGATCGACTATGGCCTGGTCCAGTGCTCCGCCGGCGACACGCCCGACCAGGCGGCGGCGCTGGCCTATCTGGACGCCGCTGCCGCGCGCGAAGCCGGACCTATCGTACTGCCTCTCAAGCCCCGGTGGATCGGCGCGCGGTTTGGCGATTGCTGGATATTGCCGGACGGCATGGGCGATCTGTCGGGCAAGGTCGCCTTGCTGCGCGAGCGCAGCCTGGATCCGGTCAAGGGTCATCCGACCCTCACCTTCCTGACCGAAGATATGGAAAAATATCCTGCGGCGTTGGCACAGGTGGGCGTGCCGGCGCCGATAACCGAGCCGTCAACGGCTTCGGTACCAGGTGCGCCAGACGCAGGAAGCTGGACCATCGTCGCCGGCACTGGATCGGTACCATCGCTGGTCATCACCGGAGAATGTGAATCGTCCAACGCGATGTGGATTGAATTTGCCTACCGCCCGGACGGCTCCACAGAATGGACGGATCAGGTCATCGTCCGCGCTGACAGCAAGGGCAAGGAATTCACCGGCCTGACCTCAGGTGGCAGTTACCAGGTCGGCATCCGCTATCGCCGCACCTTCAATGGTGAAACGCCATGGCTGATCCTCGGGCCAGTCACGGTCGGGACGCTGACCGCCGCGTCGGCGAGTACGGCCGACACGGCAACCAATGCAGGCAATGCCGCGCAGCTGGGCGGCACATACACCGCCGCCGACATCACCACGATCCTCAACCGGCTCGACGCCGCCGACATCCCCTGAACCGGAGCTACCATGTCCAATCCGACCGACCCGGCGGTGCTGCACCTGCGCGCCAAGCGCTGGGTGCCGTACGATGACAAGATCATCATTCGTGGCGTCGACCTGACCGGCGCGGCGCTGAAGGCGCAGGTGCGGCTCTATCCCGACGCGCCCGGCGATCCGCTGATCAGCCTTGAGCAGACGGTGCCGCTCGCCCAGGGCCTGTCGATATCGGTCGCGGACGACGAGGGCGTGCCGGTCAGCACGATCCGGATGCTGATCAACGAAACGACGATCGAGCAGCTGCTGCCCTTCGCCAACAACGGCACCGAGCCCGGCGCCGAGGTCAAGCTGTCCTGGGACATGCTGATCACTGTCGTGGGCATGCGCAAGGCCCGCTGGTTCGCAGGTAATTTCATCATCGTGCCGGGGAGCACCCAGATATGACCGCTTCCTTCGAGCTGGTGACGAAGCAGAATGTCGTCCAGCTGCAGAGCGTCGACCTGCTCGCGCGCTATGTCGGCACCGCGACCGCCGAGATCGACGGCAAGGTCGCCGGCGTGGCGGCCGATGCACAGGCCGCGCAGGACGCCGCCGCCGATGCCGCCGCCAGCAAGGTCGAAGCGCTCGACGGCGCGGCCACCTCGCAGGCCGGCGCGCTGGTCGCGTCTGACCAGGCGTTGGGCTTTCGCTATGGCAGCCTGGCGGCCGGCGCCGCCGATCCCGATCTGGAAACCGGCGACGCCTTCGACGTGTGGGCTACCGATGGCAGCGGGCGCTGGTTTTCCGGGGTCAAGACCGGGCCGTCCAGCGCGGAGGAAGTCCCCTACTCCGACCGCGCCACGCTCAAGGTGCTGGCCGTCTCGCTCTTCACCGATCTGGCCGGGCGGTGGATTCCGCTGGGCATGGATGCGGTGCAGACCAGCGGCCATTCGGTCAAGGGCATTGGCGCGGCCCGCTATGTCTATGACGCGGCCGTCGACGCCGCCTATGTCGAAGATCATCCACGATCGTCGGTGATGACCGCCAACGGCCGCGGCTTTCGGATCGCAGAGGATCTGATCGATGCCAAGATGCTGGGCGCACGATCGGGCCAGGACAGCGCAGCCGCGATCGATGAGACGATGCAGGTGGCGTATGAGATGGGCCATAGCCTTTGCACCCTCTATGCCGAGGGATCGGAACCCTATCTGATCGAGGGACCGGGTAAGACCGACCCGACCGATCCGGGAAGCACGTTTCAGCGCGGCGTCATGTCTCTGTGCCCGGACGTGCAACTCGCGATCTGGGGCGCGACGCTGCAGATCAAGGCGGCGGACCATGTGAAGAATGCGCCCTCTCACTTCGGCCATCACCCATGGAAATATCCTGATCTTCGCAACGCCGGTGTGCTTGGTGACTTCACGCTCGACGGCAACATGTATGACCCCGTGCGCAATCCCGGCGGCATCCCGTTCGATGACGGCCGCGATGGGGCCGGCGTGTTCGATGAGGGCGCCGTCTACCAGTTCCAGCATGGCATCAGCGTCTACAGGTCCAGCGGTACGATCACGATCGGCCGGGCGAAATGCATCAACATGCGCGGCAACGGGCTGGAAATCGGCATGGCCAACAGCGCGGACAACTGGATCGCGGCCTGCCAGATCGAGCGGCTGGACCCGGCAGATATCTTCCGCGAGGCGCTGGGTATCTATAATTGCCGCGCGCTCACGATCGGCGAGCTGATCTGGCGTGGCGGCAACGGCCTGTGGGTGGCGCTGCTCAATATCGAGCGCCACTCGAATGACGACCAGGTCATGAATATTCATGTTGGGCGGCTGATCGGCGACTTCACGACCGGCTTGTCGCCGACCGAGCGCACGCCGGGTATTACCAATCCAGCGGAGCGTGAGGCCGCGCGCCGCATGACGCGCCGGATCCTGAGCATCTCCGACTTCTATGACCTGTTCGTAGACAATGCGTTCGACGGCAAGGGCATCAATGTCACGATCGGCGAACTGATCGGTGTGCAGGCCTGCCTCACCAACTATAATTTCGGCAATGTCCGGATCGGCCGCTGTACCCTGGCGCGCCCCCATGACGAGGATATGACCGGCCATAAGCTGGTCCCGGAAAATGGGGGATCGGTGGATGCGATCCGCTGTCACGGCGTCACCTATGACAGCGAAGGCACGCCCATCTTCCCGACCGGCCTTTACGGCTTCACCTTCGATGCGCCGCCCCGCATCACTGGCCATTACGCTCATGCCATCTGGATCAGCAACTATGCGGAGATCCTGATCCCGGATGGCACGATCGTCGAGGGAACGAAGCAGAGTGCCGTGCGCCTGGATGATTGCTCGGGCTGGTGTGGCCATGTCCGCGCCACCAATTGCGGCCTGACCACCGCACGCGCTTATGCGGTGGAGGTCTGGGGCGCGAAGGGGCCGTTGTTCGTTCGCGATCCCGTAGCGATCGACACCCGCGCCGGCGCAAGCCGAACGATGCAGGGCGCGGTCAGGCTCAACGGCGCCAGCGTCGATCACGTCGAAGTGTCCGGCGCGCGCAACCTCAACACGTTCGGGACGGTGCCTGTCGTCAATGTCGGCGATGCCGCCGTTGCGGTGGGCAATATGGACATGGCGGCGCCGGTCCATGGCTTCAGCACGCCGGTTGCCTTCGCGACGGTTGAAAGCAGCGTCGAAATCAACGGCAATCTGGACGTCGGGGACATGAACGGCGGCGCAGATACATATATCAACGCGCGGGCGCCGGCTGGCTTCAAAGCCAATCTCAACATGAGCATTGGGTCTGTGCTTGAGTATCAGTTCCAGCTAACCCCCGATGGTAATATGCAGGGCCTCCAGTTTGCTGGCGGCTTCGTCCGCGTCGATTTCGCTATCCCCGAAAATGGCGGCTTCAACTTCCCTTCCGTCACTTACGACAAGCCAATCCGCACCGCCGACTACGCCCTGTGGCCTACCGCCGCTGGCGTCTGGCGCACCAAGGCGCTCCCCGACCCCACCACCGATACTGCCGGCGTCGCTGTCGGCGACCAGACTGGAGCTTGATCCATGGCGACCGACATTTCTCGCAAGCTCCGAAAGGTCATGATCGCCGAGGCCGCCCCTGAAATTATCGGCCAGCTCACCGATCAGTTCGGCGATTTCGACGCGCCTGTCTTCGTCTCTGTTGCTGATGGCGTGGCTAAGACGGCGATCGACAAGCCTTTCTACGCTTTGGCGCCTGTCGGCGACGAGCATGAG